GATATATTCTTAGGGGTTGGTGCTGATGTATTATCGATAATGAGTTCAGTTTTAACTGTAAATAGTGATACTGCACTAAGAGCTATGAAAAAACGATTAGACCAGACTGTAAAAGATATCAAAAAGAGTGGTGATGTACGTAAAATAGAAAAATTAAAATTAGAACTAGAACGATTACTAGCCGCCGGTGGTAAACAAAAATTAGTTCCAAGTGAGGGTATTGTATTTGTATATAAAGGTAATACTTACAAATTAACAGGCACATTTGCACCATTGAATCAGATATTAGGTTTAATGTATTATTAACATATTTATATAAAAAAGTAGTTATGCGTAAATTAAAAAACATAAAAGCAGTTAAAGAAATGTTAGAGGGTAAACATAAAACCCAAACAAAGAAAACTGTATCATTTGATAAAAATAAAGAAGTAGTAAAAAGAAACGTTGGTGATGTATGGACTGATGAAGATGGTCAGAAGTGGGAACAAAAGCGAGGTTACAAAGTAAAGTTAGGTAAACTACATAAACTTAGAGATGATTTAAAAAAGTTTCCTAACTGTAGAAAGGATGTTTGTACTTGTACAGATGCTGGGCAAGTTGATTTAAAAATGAAAGCATATCATGGGATGTGTTTAGATTGTGTTATTGATATGGAACATCAATTAAAAATGGATGGTACATATGATGAATATGAAAAGAAAAAGTTATTAGCAAACGCAGAGGCGTGGTTAAAACAAGCTGAAATAGAAAAGGATATTTTAAAATATTCGATTGAAGCTAACTTTATAAATGAAGATGGTTCTATTGAAAAGTGGGGTGGTTTAAATAAAGATGAAGTGATAGAACACATTGAAACGGGTTTCCAAAAATTCAAAGAGGATTATATCGGAAAGCTAAAAACCGAGTTGGATGAAAAAAATACTAAAGAATTACCTAAACAGTAGGTTCAAACATTATTATAATGAAGGTGTGGATGTTACTTTGTGTAAAGAATACGCACTTTCAGATATTTATGAAGTGTTATGTAGTGAAAACTTAATGACTGAAGATTTAAGAAAGTGGTTTGGTAAGGGTGGTGAAGGTGGAACAACCGGTGGTGGTTGGGATAGATATGGCGCAGAAGGTCAAAAATTAGGTAAGTGTGGTGATGGTAAAAAGGGTGGTGCATATGCCGCATGTTTATCAGCAGAAAAAGCTAGAAAATTAGGTAAAAAAGGAAGAGCCGCATTTGTAAGAAGAAAACGTGCAGCACAAAAGAAAAGTGGAGACACCAAAAAGGGTGGTGAAAAGAAAAAAGGTCAAAAACCAACATATTCAAAAACAGGAGCATAATGAATTTAAAAGAGTGGACTATATCATATATAGATAGTTTAAGAGAATCTCAGATTACAGAAACTTTAAAAATAACTAGACAATCAAAGGACTATGCAACTGGTCCAGATTTTACAGTTTATAAAGTTGATGGATTACCACAGTTCAGTATTAACGTAAATTCATCAGCTGGATGGAGTACAGACCCACACGATAAAAGAGGTAGAGAATTAAGGTTGATGGATAGTGGAAACCGTAGAGCAACACTTTATTGGAAAGAGGGGAATTTAAAAGCGTTAGCAAAACAAATGCACGACCTTACAAGTGAAACAACTTGGGGAGAAGGTAGAGGTTTAACTCCCGATGATTATTATAAAGTTTTAAAAATGTGGGTTGATATGGGGCTACATGAATCAGTAAACGAATCAACAAATAAAACCAATTTGGTGGAAAAGTTAAATACATTGCTAGAAAAGAATGTACCTACAAATCCATCAAAGTGGTCTTACTATAAATCACAAGCTAAGAAAAAGTTTGATGTATATCCATCTGCATATGCAAATGCATGGGCCGCTAAGAAATACAAAGCCGCAGGTGGTGGTTGGAAGAAAGAATCCGTAAATGAATGGACAGATAGAAACTTTTATATGTCACAGTCAGATATGAATCTATCTTTACTTAAAAAAATAATGCCATCGGTAGTTGGAAGTGCAAAGAGTGCTGAGCAGAGATTAAAACAATTTGTAGGTGGTCAGATGTGGGTTCATGGGCAACATCATAACATAATAGGTAAGGATGGTAAAAAGTATGAAATTGGTCAAAATCAATATTATTTAGGAAAAGGTACAAACGTAAATGCAACAAGTGCCACATTTAAAAAAATACTACCTGATGGTGATACAGAAGTTATTGGAACTTTGTATGTAGATACAGATGACTTATTGAAAGCTATCAAAAAACAAGGTATAAAAGAATCAGCAAAAAAGTATAAAGCGGCTGGTGGTAAGTGGAGAAAAAAAGAATCGGTAAACGAAGCTAAGAATACTATCGGCCTCGCATTCAAAGATGAAGATGATTATAATGGTTTTGTAGAATTTATCAAAGATGAGGGTGGTAAAATCTCAAAAAATATAGGATGGGATTCTAAGACTAAATCATGGGAAGTTATAATGGACGTTAAAGTTTTAGATGATATTTATGGTAAAGTTCAGTCTGGTAATAAAGAATCGGGTTGGTATGGAGCATTACCCGGTGATTTTGAATCGGTAATAATAGAATCGGTAAACGAAGCTAAGTTCAAATACGACCCTAAGATAGATTATTTTGATGAATATGAACTACTACCACAAGAAGTACAAGATGCATTAGATGCACATGATTTCGATGATGATTCATATTCTGCTGCTAAAAAAACTATTAAGCAGTTAAACAAAGTAGGTTGGACTGCTGATTATGAATTGAGTGGGGATATGACTGACTTGAAACCATTGGGTGAATCAGTAAATGAAGTATCTTGGGCTGAAATGGAGAAGATTGATATTATACAAAAACAAATTAAAAAACATATACAAGACAATTACGAAGATTCTATTGATTATAAAAAAGATAGATGGATGAAAGGGTATTCGGATTTAGTTGGGCATTTTGGCAAAAGTCTTAATAAGAAAAACCTAAAGAATATCGCTAAGTTGGCTAAACAAAAGAACGATAAAAAATTAATGAAATTACTATCAGATTTATTAAATATATAATACTACTATGAAACTGAATGAAGGTATAATATACAATGTGGAAAATAACGTACCACTACACAAGAATCCATACAGATATGGTTCAGTAAAGTTTTTTCAATATTTCAATGACTTAAGAAAACTTAAATTGGAATCTGTTAGTAATAATTTGAAATACTTTATAGATTCTGATATAGGTAAAGTTGGTAGATATAAAGGTGAATCTGTATTGTTAGATTTTCCAATATTAGCGGAAGCTGAGTATCAAGGTAAAAAAGTAGAACTGAATAAACCTAAACGTGGTGGTTCTAAAAAGTTCTATGTGTATGTTAAAAACAAAAAAGGTAATGTTATAAAAGTATCATTTGGCGCTAAAGGTGGTGGTGGTAAACTCGCAGTAAAACTTAAAGACCCAAAAGCAAGAAAAGCATTTTCCGATAGACACGATTGTCCTAATAAAAAGGATAAAACAAAAGCTGGTTATTGGTCATGTGCATTGCCAAGATACGCTAAATCATTAGGGCTAAGTGGTGGTGGTAGATTCTGGTAACCCATATAACGAAATAAGTAAGGGTAATAACACTTACATTAGAGAATTTACAGTAGATACGGATTCTTCAGAATTGGTATGGCATAGAGATAAAGAAGATAGGGAAGTTACAATACTAGAGGGTAATGGTTGGAAATTCCAACGTGATAACGAACTCCCAATTACACTAAATACGGGTGATACTATATATATTAAAAAGAATGAATATCATCGTATAATAAAGGGTGATACTAATTTAAAAATATCATTACTAAAGAAATTTTAATATTTATACTAAAGTATCAATGTGAAGTACATAAGGGATATATTAATTATTGGGTTGGTTATTGTAATAATACTATTACGTAGTTGCGGCGGTGATGTAGAGCCTGTTGTAATAACTAAAACGGAAATAAAATACGATACAATCACCAATGAAATAACAAACTACATTCCAAAACTTACGACTCGCATAATCAGACAGGTAGATACCATAACAGATAGTTTATACATAGTAAAACATGATACACTATATGGTGATATTGTCATAGATACAGCTAAGATTCTTGAAGATTTCTTTGCTAAATATGTTTACAAAGATACGCAAGACTTTGATTCGGTTAAGTTTGTAATCAACGATACCATATCAAAAAATCAAATACTATCACGTCGTATAGATTATACATTAGTTAGACCTACAATAACGATAACTGAAAAGCATTTCATAAACAGACGTGAATTTTATTTAGGATTGGGATTGATTGGAACACCACAAAGATTAAGTTTCATAGGACCTCAGATAAATTATAAAGATAAAAAGCGTAATTTATTTGGATTGGGTATTGGTATTGATAGTGATTTGCAACCAGCTATATCTTTACAATATTCATATAGAATTGGTAAATAGTATGGCTAAGAGTATAAAAGAATTAATACGAGAAGAGTATATAAAATGTGCAACAGACCCAATATACTTCTTTAAAAAATATTGTTACATCCAACATCCAAAACGTGGTAAAATTTTATTCAATCTATATGATTTCCAAGAAAACGCATTAGGTCAATTCAATGAATACCAATATAATGTTATATTAAAATCAAGACAATTAGGTATATCAACATTATCAGCTGGATATTCATTATGGATGATGTTATTCCACGAAGATAAAAATATTTTAGTAATTGCGACCAAACAAGAAATAGCTAAAAACTTAGTTACTAAAGTTAGATATATGCATGAAAACTTACCATCGTGGTTGCGTGGAGATACAATAGAAGATAACAAACTTTCACTTAGACTTGGTAATGGTTCACAAATTAAAGCAACATCAGCAAGTGGTGATGCTGGTCGTTCTGAAGCACTATCAATGTTAATTATAGATGAAGCGGCATTTATCAAAGGTATTGATGAAATATGGGCATCATCACAATCTACACTATCAACCGGTGGTAAAGCAATTGTGTTATCAACTCCAAACGGTGTTGGTAATTTCTTTCATAAAACTTGGCTGAAAGGTGAAGATGGTGATGAGTGGAATCCTATTAAACTACATTGGACTGTTCATCCAGAAAGAGATAAAAAGTGGAGAAAGCAACAAACAAAGCTATTAGGTGAAAAGATGGCAGCACAAGAATGTGATTGCGATTTCATATCATCGGGTTACACAGTTGTTGATGGTGAATTGCTAAAATGGTTTGAAGATACCCACATACAAGTTCCAATAGAAAAACGTGGTTTTGATGGGAATTATTGGTTATGGTCACAGCCAAATTACACAAAAAATTATATTGTTGTTGCGGATGTTGCTCGTGGTGATGGTGCAGATTATTCAGCATTCCATGTAATTGATGTTGAAACGGTAGAACAAGTGGCTGAGTATAAAGGTAAGATAGAAACTAAACAATATGGTAATCTGTTAGTAAATGTTGCTACTGAATGGAATGATGCATTGTTAGTAATTGAAAATGCTAATATTGGGTGGGCTG